TATCTCGCCTCCGTAACGACGTGCATCTTTATCAACTCTGTCCGCAAGCCCTAACCCGTTCTCATCCCTTTCCAAAGCGGCCTTTTCTTTGAGACTTCTCCAGCCGTCATTCTTACCATCCTCACCAAACTCCTTTTGGATCATGTAGCGCTTTAAATCCGTGAGCGCATCGTCAACGCGGACGTTATCCTGCTCGGCCTTAAACTTTGCCGCAAGACGCAAAGCCGGATTCAAATCAACCTTAGGTTTGATGACTTGATCTGCATAATTTGTAAAACCCATCGTGACGGGTTGATTGTTCATCAAAAGCTGTGGGCCGCCGTATGTAGGAACTTTTGCCATCCTTATCTCCCAAGGCCTAATCCGAATTTACCGTTGTACATATACCAGTTGCTTGCTACCTGAGTTGCCCCGCTGAGTCCTGCTCCGAGAGCCGCAACCGGAGCCAAAGAGTTGTTAGCCCCGCTCATGGTTCTGAGCGCTCCGCTTTGTGCTCCATACTCAAGAGACTTGCGGTTGTAACCCCACGCGGCCTGCATTGCGTTGAACTTAGCCGTCCAAACATCCATTTCTTTATCAAGGTCAGTATTAGTTGCAACTTCAGCCACATTGCCTACGCCCAGCGCAACTCCGTTGGCGGCATAACGCGCCCTTTGCGCTCCTTTGAGTTGCCCAGCCCTTCGAGTAATCTGAGCGACCTTCTGCTCACCTTGGCGGTAAGCTGTCTCCGCTCCCATGCGCATAATCTCAGCGTTGTCTTGCGCGATTTGTGCTTGTTTTTTCTGAACGTAGGCGGAGGTCTTTGCGCCGACAAAGGCAGAGTAAATTCCTCCGATGGCTTGCCCTATGGAGGCTCCAAGCATGATGCCGTTAAGTCCGCTCCCCAGAGCTGACGAGCTTTCCGGAATTGGGTTGAGGACTCCGAGTCCGTCAGGGCCCACCGGAGCGCATCCGACAGAAGCCATGTGTTCCCGAAGTGCCGGTGACATATTCGTTATAGAAGCCATACTTATTCCTTTACTGCGCTAAATCGCAAGTGATGCCTACAAGCGTGAGAGGCAAAGGGTCTTTCTGTCGAAGGACAAGTTGTCCTGATGCGTTCCATGAGCCGGGCAGAGGGACATCAATCTCTGTGCTCAAAGGCTCAGGAGGTTCTCCATAAGGCTCGTCCAATCTCTGTTTCACCTCGGTAAGATCGTCAAAACTCGGTCCAACGAATATCCCGCTGGACTGGTAAACCTGCATCCAAACGCGATTGATATTTTTCTGGTGACCTCGTCCGAAGGAGCCGTCCTGAAGATTGACAATAAGCGGGAGTGTTTGAATTTCTGAAATAACAGGCAGCCCGACTTGGATTTTCTTGGCCGGGACTTCAAGCGTAATTTGTCCGTTCTTGACCTTTTCGCGAGGAAGCACTGCACCGTCAGCAAGGATTGCCACTTCACAACCCTCAAGATAATCGAGGCCCGAAAGTGTCTGAGTTTCTTCCCCTTCGTAAGTTGAACCCGCATCTACATGGAAGCAGTTTTCCAAGCCGTCATAGAGCCGCTCGTGCATACGTTCTATGAAACGTACTGTCGCGCCGTTAATCGTTCTGCGCACGACAGCGTACAAAATATCCTCATCACCTTCCGGAACCACAGCCACGGACTCAAAGGAGCCGTTGATCGTATCGTGTCGATGCCAAGCGCTTACGGCTTGCTCAGGCATATAAGTAAGTCCCAGCAAAGAACCCTCCGTCATAGCGCACCAAATAATCGGATGCGGGCTCAAGGCAAGTGCCATGTCCTTTACTCTCGCTCGCTCAAATAGATGCGGAGCAAACACGCAAAGATCGTTTACGGCAAATCCTCCCTGCTGCCAGTTGTAGCCCATCTCGATAACGTGTCCTCCACGCTCTGAGGCGTATATCAAATTTGATCGAATGAGAAGCGGCTGTACCTCTGAAGCACCTTGATAGACCTGTGGTTTAGCAGAAACGGACTCCGGAGTAATGACATCCGAATTTGCGGGTGACAACCTAAAGATGGCGCTTTCCGATAAGGCCAGGAGCTGAGATAACGGAGCTAGATGCTTGAGACGGGAAACTTTCTGGGCGGCAATTTTAAATTTAATGCGGTCATCATCTGTCACAGGGATGTGATAGGCCATGTCGGTTTCTGTGCCTGAGCGCGTCATCCACACAAACTGGGGACGCTTTACGGTCCCCGCAAAACAACGACGCTGTTCGAAGTACGCCACCGCACTCGGGTAGTCTCCTTCTCCGAACATCGAGTCGTACCGCGGCGGAGTGATCCCGTCATCGGCATCCACGCGATTGTCTTCAAAACTCGTCCCCTCCGTTTCACCGATATAACCGAAAACTCCGGCTGTGGACTTATATACTCTGTAGCGTGCGGCGCCGGCAACAGCCGACCAGGTGATTCTGTTTAACGCGTTATCCCACCAAAGGTTACAGCTAACGGAAGCCGCCGCACTCGGCGCACTTTCCCTTTGTCCTTCGTCCGAATCTTGAACCGCCGTCACCTTGTACTTATAAGTAAAACGACTGTCGGATTCATTCCCGTTGGGAACGTATTCAACCGAAACGTTTCCGGGAGGACTCAAGGGCGCACTAAACGTTACGTCGATCAATCGCCAGTCGTAAGCTCCGTACCTCCGAAGCTCCTTCACGGGATAGTGAGGGTGCACAAGCGTCATGACATCGGCCGACTGCGCGTAGTGGATCACGAAGATATCGTCGGAGTTATAGGGTGTAGAAATCTCGTAAGGCGTTCCGTTGGCATTCATAAGAGTTCCGCCTCGAGAGTGGAACCGAATGTACTGATGGCCGAATTCAAGAATCATCGTATCGGTAGAAGAGAACTCAAAGGCGATGAGTCTTGCCGGTTTGTCCGCATACTTTGTTTGTCTCACAAAAGCAAAGCCGCTGCGGTTTTGAACCGGCCCTTGAGGTAAACACACAAAGTTGCGGCAAACGGCCAAACCCGATTTGTACTTGTCATTGTCAATTCGGCCGTACATCGAGGGAGAAACTTCTCCCGTAAAAGATGATTGAAGGGTTCTTACCGCCATAACTACCTCACGGCAATCCAAGGAGCAACATGGCAGATCGGCTCATAATGCTGACCTGCGTCCTTTTTCATGGCCTCTGCCAGCGCTTTTTCGTATTTCGTTGTAATCGCCGCTGTTACTTGAATGCCTTCCTTGCCTTTGATTAAGGCTCCCGCCAAAGCTTGAGCCAAGTGCCAAGCTAAAGCATCCACGAAAAGAGGAGGAAAAGAACCAACACCCGGCTCCGCCATAATGTATTGAATAACTGGTGTCGGGCAATCGGTATAAAGCGCCGGAGATCCATCAAACCTCTCCACAACAAAAGGCGGATTCTGCGGCCACGGGGCCCGCTGGGTTGCGCTTGGACGTACCGAGATAACTCTTTGACAGTCGCTCGGCAATGCAAAGAGCCCTCTCCAGCCATGAAGCTCCTTTGTTTGAATCTCAGTCAGAGCCGCTCGTCTGGTTGCAAACCTCCAGTCGTGCGCTTCTAGGAGAATTCCGACTGAGACCGGATAGAGTACTGCACAAACTTTCGCGTGCACACTGCCCTCCGGGGGCTTAATGCTCGTAATAGATCCTGCTTCTCCGACGCGAGTAAGTGCAAGATTACAAATGCTGACTTCGCTTGCCATAGGCGTACCTTTAAAAAAGGGCGCTTGCTAAGAGCGCCCAATACCCACAACCTCAAGGAGAATGACTCAATCGTTACTTATTCAATTTGTTTGGACGGCGCTTCTTTGGCCGCAAACCAATTGTCGTGGCTCATAGAGACAAATGCTCTTACCTTGCCTTTTGTCGGAGCGCCGCCGAACTTGGCCTGAATAAACTGAAGGGTCTTCTCCGGAATAGGCAGCGCAACTTGTGTGCCTGCTTCCGGCGCCGTCAAGGTCTCGGAAATAACAACGTCTTTAAAAGTGCCGGAAGCACTGTCGCAGTGTGCAATGGAAAAGCTCAGAGTTCCTGTGACATCTTCCATCACCTGAAACACAACCGAGAGAATACGGTTCATCCCCGGAGTCGGCTTGACCTGACAAAGATCAAGCGTATTTGCAGATGCCGCGGCCGCCGTGAGCGCCTGTCCCGCATCCGGTGTAAGCATTAAGAATGCGTCTTTAATCATCGAATTTCTCCTGTATTAACCATTTCGTTGCTTAGGACCCGCCCTGACCGCCTTGAGTGGTTCCTTCCTGAGAAGCTCCGCCCTGAGAGGCACCGCCGGACTCAGTTGTCTTTGTGGGGAACGGCACACGTTTTTCAGTTGGAGTAAGAGCGTCCACAATGCGGATCGGGATGCCTGCATACTTCAGAACCGGATGTTCCTGAGAGACTTGATCCAAAGAAAGCTGAACATTCTTGCGGTTCATGCACTGGGCTTCCAAAGCGTTTCTAACTTCCCGGTTGCAGTAGAAAGCGATGCGGCCGGTATTGAAATTCGGAAGCTTGTTCTTTGCAGTCATCAGCAGACGGATAAGATCTGTACCGCCGTCTTTCTGCGGATCGTCTGTGAGAGACTCCTGATCGATATTGGCAATACGGACTACATAGCGCCAGTCGCGAAGCACGAGGCCGAGATCCCAGTCGTACTTAGTACCCAAGCAGACATATTTGCCTCCTTCGGCATCGGTCGTCAGATATTCGCCCAAGTCTTGGTGAGAGATGCCGGCGCGGGAGCCTTTCGGATAAGTTGTAAAGAGTGTGCGAGGAGACCAGCAAAGAAGCCAAATAGAAGTGAGTTTATTGCCTTTGCCGCCTGCGTC